ATTTGCATTAGGGTTTCATTTTCGCTAGTTATAACACCCACAGCGCCCGTTTTCATGCTGCTGGATCCTCGATTTCTAACCATTCCTCAATTTGTACTGTACCCTCACACAATGTATTTCTAAGGCAATCGATTGCCAGCTCCGCATGGTATTTATTAAATTCGGGGCTGTTTAAATAAGCTTTAAATGCAATAATTGCCCCAAATACTGTATTTATTTCATTAATTCCCTGATAAACCATATATTGATTTATGATTTTTGGGTGTCTTTTGTCTTTTGGTTTTCGGGTGATCATTTTTTGGCCTTTTAATGTAGTTCGTAAGAGATAACGCTGTCGGTCCAGCATTCCCGACAATCTAAGCAAGCCCCGTTTTGCTTTGGGGCTTTGCATGGTGAACCCATAGGGGTTTTCGTATGCACATTAGATGCTGTGATGCCTGATACGTTTTGCAAGCTTGCGGGTATTTGTACGGGTTTATCGGGATACATTGCCGATAATCGCACAATCAAATTTTGGGGAATGCTGTTTTTTCCATGCTTTTCGATAAAAGCTTTAATAACCCCGTATTCCCTAGTCGGGAGCCAGTGCATTGTGATGGGTGTCGCATGGCATACAGCCGCTATTTTTTCTAAGTGATAAAGCCCTTGCAGATCTCCCGAATCATGCCAACGAAAATAGGGATCTTTTCCAATATGGGAAACCATACCCGATACCCAAAATTCTCCCGTAATGCTATCGAGACGGGAAAATTGAGCGGGTTTAATGTTATTTTCATACATTCTATAGAACCCGTTATTTGCATAACATTTTGAGCATATAGAACCCTCGATTTTGGACATTTTGAAGCCAGTATCGCAAGCTTCAGTCGGTAAACTGTAGCTTTTGCATGGCATTTTTGACGTTGACGTTAAAGATCCGCAAGCTATTGCAGCCTGGGTTTTTGTCATTGGAATGATTGGAATGATTTTCAAAATTGACACCTATTAAGTAAAAGAAAAGAAAATTAAATTGTGCAACACCCACAGCATGGTGAGTCGATACAGCGCCCGTTTTTATTCCTATAGAACGTATTCGGGCCATGCTCACCAAAAAATGTAATTGTGTCGCTATCGGGTTCAAGTACAGCCTTTTTTGTAGCTGTATCGAATAGGATCCAATCCCCGACATTTATCACAGCCTGGGACTGTGAACACCTAGAGCGGAATTTTGAACGCATTTTTTTAAGCATTTCAAGCCCCTATTTTATGCAAACAAACTGAAATGTCTTGCAATAGAACGTGATCCATGCTGCGAGTATTCCCCGCTAGATATCGCTGTAATACGTCAAAATACTCATCTCGCAAGATCAATTTCATTTTTAAGCATTTCAAAAGGGCTTTTTCATTGTAGGTTTCACCTAATGCAATTTGTGAAAGTGTTTTTGATAATTTCATGCTTATCCCCTTACTTAACCAAAACGTCAAAATAAGCCAGCATCAAAGCCAGCGCAGCACAAAAGAGAACTATTGCAAAAATAGCTTCAAAAATCACTGTTTTCATAATATTTGCTCCAAAGTGTTTTGAGAATTGATAGCGACAATGTGAAACCCTAGGGATTGAATGTCCTTAAGGGATTGAGCGGGTAGCGTTTTTGTGCCTGATATACGGGCGAAAAGCTTTGCAGCCTGGCATATAGGATATGCAACAGTGTTCCCGTACTGTGAGCGGATCTCGATTTGAATTCTCATGTTATCCCCTTAAACGATAAATTCGGGGTTTGATGTGATGCCATGCGCTACAGCTATTGCCATGATTTCATTTTGGCTTTTGGTAGTCCTAGCGGAGCGGATAAGGCTGGATAAGGCTCGAGCGAGATAGTCCTTGCCTAGGCCTGATTCGCTATATTGAACGGACTTTGCAACTTCTTTTGATTCGGATTTAGTCATTTTTTAACACCTATTAACCCCTAGAGCCGCTAGGTCGGTAAAAGAATAATAGCAACAAAAGAGAAAAAAACACTAGGTGCAAACCCTAGGTTAAGGATCTTTAAACCCTTAAGGGTAAACCCTAATATGGTTTGATTCTGTAGCTACAATTGAGAAAAGAAAACAAGGGGAAACCCATAACAAGGGATCTAACTGTAATAAGGGATAGGTAAGGGGATCAGATAGGATACATAAGGGGAACGGGTAAGGGCTGGGTTATTGATAGGCTAAACCTTAAGAACATTTAAGAACCCTACGAACACCGACAATCGACAATCTATTGCGCTAGTGAGACAAACTATGCAAAAAACGCATAACCTTTAGGAATGAGAACCATTCGCATCTAGAAGTAAGTAAGCACTCACTAACCAGGCTAAGTTAGTTGGCACTCACTAACTTTAGGCGAAGTGAGCACTCACTAACGTAGGGTTTACCCCCACTTGAGTTAAATGGAGGGGGCGCAGTAACAGGGGACATAAACACATATCGGTATAGCATTAAAAGGATAGACCCCCCTACCCCTATCCCCACACACAACTAACCCTTCCAAAAAATTTTTTATAGTTTAGAATTTGTAGACATTAAATCAAGGAGAAGATATGGCTGGGTTTCCTATGAGGAGAGCGTTGGAGAGAAAGATAGAGGAGCTAGGAGGGATAGAGTTCGTTACAGCGCACATTAGCCAAGGAATGACCATTGGACGCTTGGCGGAGTTCATAGAGTGTTCTAGGCCTATGCTTTCTTTTTGGATCAACCATACGGATGAGAGAAGAGATGCGGTACTCGCTGCTAGGAAGCTAAAGGCTGAGAAACTGGCAGAAGAGGCTTTAGATATTGCTGACCAAGCTGATGAGACAAGTAACTCGGGAGTCAACAAAGCTAGGTTACAGGTCGATACTAGAAAGTGGATGGCCTCCAAGCTTGACCCTGAGAACTACGGAGACACTGCTAAAACCCAAGTCAATATCTCTTTGGGTGATCTACATCTCCAAGCCCTAAAGCATATGGGTAAGGCTGAAGTGATCGAAAACAATGAATAACCCGTTTATCCAGTTTATTACCCTATACAGAAATGACCCTGTTCTGTTCGTTAAAGAAGTATTGGGAGTAGAGCCTGATGATTGGCAACAAGACTTTTTGAACGCTGTGGCCTCTGGTGAAAGGAAGATTAGTATCCGTTCTGGTCACGGAGTGGGTAAATCCACAACAGCGAGTTGGGCAATGCTATGGTTCTTGTTGACCAGGTATCCCGTCAAGGTAGTGGTTACTGCCCCTACTTCTGCCCAACTTTATGACGCTTTGTTTGCCGAGCTAAAGAGATGGGTCAAAGAACTCCCAAAACCTATCCAAGACTTACTTGATGTCAAACAAGAGAGGATAGAACTAAAAGCTTCCGCTACCGAGGCATTTATCTCTGCTCGAACTTCTCGTGCTGAACAACCCGAAGCCCTCCAAGGCGTCCACTCTGAGAACGTCATGTTGGTAGCAGATGAGGCTTCTGGTGTACAAGAGGCAGTATTCGAGGCCGCTGCGGGTTCCATGTCTGGTCATAACGCTCTGACCATCCTATTGGGTAATCCAGTACGATCTTCTGGCTTCTTTTTTGACACACATAATCGTCTAAAGGATGAGTGGTGGACAAAGAGAGTATCCTGTATTGACTCTACTCGTGTAAGTAAAGAGTACGTAGAAGACATGAAATCCCGCTATGGCGAGGAAAGTAACGCCTATCGGATCAGGGTTTTGGGTGAGTTTCCAAGGAGCGATGATGACACGATTATTCCTATGGAGTTGCTTGAGTCTGCTAAACACAGAGATACAAGAGCTTATGAAGATGCTCCGATCATTTGGGGACTCGATGTGGCTCGCTTTGGCTCCGATTCTTCAGTTCTATGTAAACGTCAGTCTAATGTTGTACACACTCTTGAGAGGTGGAGGAACTTGGATCTGATGCAATTAACAGGTGCTGTAGTCGCCCAATACGAAGCTTGTGACCACAAGAGTAGACCCGCAGAGATTCTGGTTGACTCTATTGGCCTCGGAGCGGGTGTTGTTGACCGATTAAGAGAACTAAAGCTTCCATGTAGAGGGATTAACGTATCAGAGAGTCCCGCTATGGGTGGTACGTATTTAAATCTGAGAGCAGAACTCTGGCATAAAACCAAGGCTTGGCTTGAGAAACGTGACTGCAAGATACCCAATAATGAGGATTTCATTGCTGAACTGGCGACAGTAAGGTACACGTTTACTTCTAACGGCAAGATAAAGATTGAATCTAAGGATGATATTCGTAGACGGGGATTGAAATCTCCCGACATGGCTGATGCTTTTGTCTTGACATTTGCCTCAGATGCCGCCACCATCTCTTGGGGGTCTAATCTTTCTTGGGGTAAACCGATCAAAAGGTTGATTCGAGGATTGGTCTGATTGCCGTTGCCATTTTGAGCCACCCTAAAAAAGTGGCTCTTTTTTTAATTTATGGTAGTATCACGCAACCTATATTGGAGAATCCTATGAAAATGGATGAAGCCGCCAACAAGATTGGCAAGGTAATGGGCGAATACAAGCGAGGCAAGCTAAAGTCTTCCTCTGGTGACAAGGTTAAATCCCGTGACCAAGCTGTCGCTATCGCAATGAGCGAGGCTCGTGCTATGCCCAAGCGTGGCGGTAGAACTGCAACTAATCGGAGCAAGAAATGAAAGCTGGACTCTATGCCAACATTAATGCCAAACAAGAACGAATTAAGGCTGGCTCTAAAGAAAAGATGCGAAAGCCTGGCACTAAAGGTGCGCCAACTGCTAAAGATTTTAAGCAAGCAGCTAAAACTGCTAAGAAAAAGTAACTAACTGGAGAACTTATATGAGCAGATTAGCCCGTGATGACCATGGTCAACTAACCCAAATCTTTGCTTTGGGAACAACCCAAGTGATGACTGTTACTGGTACTAGTGCTCAGTCAACAGCAATTGCTTCTGATTGCACAATCATTCGATTGGCAAATGGTAGTGCAGCGCAATGTCACTTTGAGATTGGTACTAATCCAACTGCTACATTGACCACAAGTGCAATGCTTCCCGCTAACTCAGTAGAGTTTATTAAAGTTGCTGGCGGCAGTAAAGTAGCCGTCATCCGTGGCGCTACAGCTACTGACGTTTCAATTACGCAAATCATCTAAATGAGCGCAGCGTGGACTAGAAAAGAAGGGCAAAACCCCAAAGGTGGGTTGAATGCTAAAGGTCGTGCAAGTTTAAAAGCACAAGGCCAAGACATTAAAGCGCCCGTCAAGTCTGGAGATAATCCACGTAGAGCTAGTTTCCTTGCAAGGATGGCGGGAAACGATGGTCCTGAGTATAAAGATGGAAAGCCAACTAGATTACTTCTTAGCCTCCAAGCATGGGGTGCAAGCAGTAAAGCAGATGCTAGGGCGAAGGCTAAAGCTATTTCTGCAAGGAATAAAAAATGAGGAAAATTAAATGGATTTTTTATCTGCACTAATGGCATCGTTCTTACCATCTGCTCAAGCAGGTATGTCCGAGGCAGTAGCTTCTGGTGGTATGGCTCCACCTTCTGGTATGGAAAGTCTAGGCAGCACTATTGGTGGCCTTGGTAATCAAGCTATTGCACCTACTATGCAAGCCTACAATACATTTACTAATCCAAACTCTACTGCTGGCGATATGTTGTCAGGCGCATACCAATATGCGTTTAAAAACAAAGAAGATGAAATGATGACCCCCCCTCAAATGCGTATGGGTGGCGGTATGGCAAATAACTATGTTGGTGGCATTCCATCACTACTCCAAAGTTATGGTGGCGCATCACAGGGACTTCTCCCCTACATTGGCGCACGATAAGGACTCAAAATGATACAAGAAAACCCAATGTTGATGGCTGAAACCATGCAAGGCGAGATGGAGGGTGATGAGGTTATGTCTGAAGAGCAACTTCAAGGCGTTATCTCTGCTGAAATTAC